ACGCAACAGTTCGCGCCAGTTCATTTTGGGTGCAGTGAGATTTTCAATAATTTTACGCACACCTGCAGGAATGTTGCCAGCGCCGTTGGCTTCTGCTGAAGCAGCCGCTAGTACTGCTTCCTTGATCTCATCACGGATGGCCTGCTTTTCTTCTTCGGTCAGTCTGGGCCGGCCTTTGCCTTCATCATCACCATCGCCTCCACCGCCGTCACCTTCGCCATCCATATGGTCGTCAATCATTTTGTCAACCAAACTGCTGATGTCAATCTTTTCTGCGTTTTCATACAAGATGTCGTAGATCTCTTCAGAGCTCATGCCTTCGTACTTCTCGTCATACAAGCAAGGCACTGATGTGATAAACTCGCCCACACGGTGTTTTTTCAAATCTGCGTTTACACAATAATCGCTGGCAATGTTGTACAATTGAGGATGTCTGTCGCCTCTACGTCCAAAGTGGTCATAAACACAATGCAACACTTCATGTCCAAACAAGAATTCAACTTCTTTGGGCTTGAGCATTTTAATGAAACGACTGTTGTAGTAGAAGTTTCTGCCATCTGTGGCAGCAGTGCCACACCATTCATCGGCATTGGTCAATTTAAGGCGTGTGGCCAAATTGCCAAAAAAGCTTGCTTTGAGTAACAGTCCAACTCTAGCAGTGATCAGTTTCTCTCTGGCATCTCTGTCTTCGGATGCCACAGTTGGGCCGAGCAAATCAGCAAATTTACTGGCGTCTTTGTTTTCTGTTGTTGTTGCGCTCATAACAGTCCTTTGTGTATATGTAGTTATTATAGCAAATCATGAATTCTGTGTCAAATCCCTGCTGTTGCATAAAAACAACACTTAACATTCATTCCTAATACGTAATAAATGTTCTTTAAACGTAGATTCTAAAGTCGTTTCTAAATTATATGCTAATTGATAATTATTTTCCATTCCTGGCAAGCATTTTTGCCATGATGATCTGGCTAAATCTGCATCTTCTAATAGATGTCTATTGCTGTTCAATGCCTGTATCAGCCTGGGTATAGGATCTAAAATTCTATCATAAGAATGATCGATTATATTGTCGAACATATCAAATCCGATAGCTCTGAGATGTGCTACTGCACCTGACACATTTAAAATTATTGGAAGATTAAATGCATAGACACTGTTGAGGAATTTTTCAGTTATCAATCCATAATCATGCATAAAAATTGTTTCGTTAACTATTTCAACAACACTATTTTTATATAATGGTTTTAAAAATTTATCAAAATTAAGATGATTTCGAGTAGAGGACAAATGTTTGGTTTCGGGATCGTCTTTGTGTCGATATCGATTTTTATGATATCCTTGATTATTTTTTATTTTATTAAATCCGTGTTCGAATACACTTGAATATGATAATAATTTGTCTAATTCGTCTTTTCTTCCATTATGTTTCCAATAACTTTTATAGGACTGCCATGATTCGTGCTCTTGCAATTCGCTGGAATCTATTCTTATTAGTCCAGTTTTGTCAAGATTTGTGCCTAGCAAATACATGGCTGCCAAATAACGATGTATTCTTTTATTTTGTGAAAGCATAATCCAATGTTTATCAGATTTGAGATTTTTTTCTTTTTGTGGCGCTACTTCACTATAATGTTGATTTTGTATTACAAACATTTCGTCAATCCAGTGGATTATATTAACGTTAGGTAATGTGCCTAACAAATTATTTAGATTAAGTATCCCGCACAAAATCCAAAAATTATGATTAGCATTATTTTTTATAATGCTAGCTAATATATCAATCTTCAAAGTTGATCGTTTATCAGCTGGTAATAAAAAATCTGAGTCGTCACCTAAATGGTCAGAAAATACAAATAATATATTTTTTTTAGTGAAACCGATTGTTTTATTCTCAGACATTGCACGAAGATGAGAGAATGTTAATTGTTCCCAATGGGCGGAATCTAATAGATGAAAAGATTCAGAAATAAGCTTATTTACAACCTGCATACAACTCTATATAATATAAAATGGTGCGCCGACTTGGAATTGAACACAATAAAAAAATATTTGGTGGGCAAGGTGGGATTCTAACCCACGATCAATGCTTTATGAGAACACTGCTTTGGGACACTAAGCTACTCGCCCTAAAAGTTTTGTTTTTAATTTTTTTTATTTCTGTTTCTTTAATTATACACAATTTTTCAGGAAATTGCAACCATTTTGCACGATCTCTATCAGTTTCGTATCCTTTAACTTCTACGTATAACTCCAATGATTCAATATAGAAATCTGGAAAATAAGTTCTAGTGCCATTCCAATCATATGTAAATGACTCTGTAGGACGGCCAGGATTTAACCCTTGGTCTTTTGCCCATAAGTAAAAATCAACTTCCCATTGTCCTTGTAGCTTAATTCCGTCTACTACTATTTGTTTAGTCCTACCTCTATTTGCACTTGAATATGCTTCAGGATTTCGATCAACAGCCCGTTTCATTGACTCTGATAATTTCTTTTTAGTTTCTTCTGAATGCCTGAATGCTTTATTTTTTGCTATTGCTCGTTCCCNTCCAGCNGGTGTAAAAGTTTGTATAACTCGATNNGGATTATCTGCGCATCGAGTAACATGATTGGATAATGCAATTTTATTATTGTAAAGTTTAGAACAAAACCTACATGGAGTAGGATCGATGCCCATTTTTCCATTTACAGACGAATTACCTCTAAGATAATCCATTGACAAGCAAAATGGATTAGATTTACACCTAATTTCGTGTTGTTGTTTTGATATGTTACTTTTAGCTAATTTATTACAATATTGACAGAACATAATGATCCTTACTGCATTTATTTATGCCGTAGGAGTCAAATGCTTTACCATATTTGGAAGTGAGGGTGAGATTTGAACTCACGATTTGACGGATTTGCAATCCGTTGCATTTGACCACTCTGCCACCTCACCATAAACTTGGCGTCTCTCCAGGGAGTCGAACCCCGGCCTGCAGATTTGGAATCTGTAATGCTACCATAACACTTGAGAGACAATACAGTAATTATACTATAAACTTATTTTATAGTCAACTGTACTTCAATAAAAATATTGTGTACTTTTGTGCATCTGTAATTTGAAAATTATTTTCAAAACCATGATTGGGTGCCATGGTCAATCGTATACCATAGGTTCCTGCCAACCAAGACACAAACATCTTATCATCTTCAGCAATATCCGGAACTGCTCGAAATTCATTGTTAAACTCTTCTCCTGCTCGCTGGATTCTTGCCCAGTCCTGAGCTTTGGCGCCCAAAACAGTGTCCAGTCTTTTTTCGTAAGTATCGTAGTGTTGATTATTTGTCATGCCCACCTCAAAAGAAATGCAGTTAAGTCTGGTTGTTCTCTAAACTCAAACACACCCTCACCCACAAACCGCCATCCAGGACCAAATGAAGTTGCTCCTATGCCGCCACCAAATGTACGTACACACCATTCCATGCAGGGTCGCCAGCCTTGATATTGATGTCCGTTGACAGGATCGGAATTGACTATGGGTGCCTGCACACTGGCCACGTACCATCCTAACATGTTATTCTTCAATTCTGACCTCCACTGTGGCTAGTTCTTCATTGTGAACTGCAAATGTACTTTGCCCAATTCTAACTGCTTTAGGCCCGTTTAGTGGCACAACAGCCAGTATCTTTAGCATTTCACCGGGTATAAATCCAATGTCTTGCATGTGTTGATCGTTGCAGGCCAATATGACAGCAGTCTGCCCTTTGGTCAATTGATCCGCAGTCATGACCACTTCAATAAAAACATTGTCATTTCTTCAGGGGTCCTAAACCGCCACATGTCAAAACTCAGGCGAATTCCACACTTGGTCTCTTTGCTCCAATCGTGTATGGGATCCATATCACTCTCTTTTAATCCTACTACCCTAGGACCGGGTTCCCATGTGGCTTTAAGCTTGTAACCTGGCAGTCGATGCCATTTTATCTTGGTTAGAGACATGCTATGCCCATCGCAGTTGGAACATGGTTAGAATCTGATCGTCAGCAACATAGATTCTATAGTCGTTGTATTTTATGTTATACGCCCAATACCGATTGATTTCAACATCGCCGATTTCTGGATGAGACTTTTGAGCCTTGGCCATTGGAGTTTGCATTTCTACATCTTGACTCCAACCGTAGGTATCATTGAACCATCTGCGGCATCGATCAAACTCTAATATAGCCGAGTGTCCAGGCATTTTGGTAAATGTAATCAAATGTCGAAATCGAGTACGATAATTGTATCTACCATCAAGTCGGATTATTTTGTATTGCACGATTATTCCTAACAAAGAGAAGGAGGGCAGTGCGAACACAGCCCTGTGTTTTATTTACACCACCCTCCTAAACAGTTTAGGCACTTGCCTGCAAAATATACTTGCCATATTTCTGATGGAACTTGTCAAAGTTCTTGAGCTTGGTAGGCTGGAATGGCAAGTTATAAGTGGTCAGCGCAATCCTTGCACCCATAACAACCAACTCTGTTTCAAAGTTAGTCATCATGTAGCCAAAGAAGTTGTCTGCCATCTCGTGGAACTTCTTGTCATCAACTTTCTTCTCGTTAATGGCATCTTTGAGCTCGTAGCACATGGAGATTACCAAACTGTACATGGCACTGACTTCTTTGACATCCAAGGTAGTTACCTTGCCTGACAAGATCTCTTCGGGTTTGGGCATACGGCTTGCTACCTTGCGGTGTGCCATAAACTTGACTGCAAGTCCTTCTCCTACTGTACCTGCAATTAGGTTCATTGTAGTGTCATCATCACTGTCTTCGTCGTCCAAGATTTGACTCACAAAGCTCCACGAACGTGGTGTTGCAAAGGCACGTGAAGCCGACTTGGCATCGAAGTCGTACAAGTCGTTCTTGGCAAAACCAATGTAGCCTACCACATCCTTGTGGATTTTGTGGTTAACCGCCCACTCTTGCCAACTAGAAA